CTCTGTCGAAATTGCTACCCAAACCTTCCGCAATTTTAGATGTCGCGTAAAGAGTTGCTGGATCATTTTCACCGCCCGCAAACGCTTGTCCTCCTTTAGCATGTAAATCTTCCCACGATTTTATGCCCATTTGTTCGGCGGTCTTAGTTTGCCCATTTGAATCTTTTATAGGCATATTAGCAACAGAATCGGGTAGCGTTGAAGGGAGTTTACTATCTCCAGATGGAAGTCTTGTCTCGGTGTTTTGAGCTTTATTCATTGCTTTAGCGTCTACAAGTTCGCGATCATAGCGACTCATTAAACTTGCTTTCTCTTTTTCAGATTTATTTAATCCCGAGACATATTCTTTGCGCTTTCCATAAAATGCTTCAATCTTTTCATCGTTTGACATTTGTGCAAATTTTGGATCGGATGCAGTTTGTTCAAGAATTTTATTGACTTTTCCGTGTTGTACAGACCCAGACCAAACCATGTCTTGCGTTGCGCGGTTATTCATATCAAATCCAAGCGCTTCAGCCTTTGCTGCCGCTGGAGCATAATGTGTTTTTTGAATGAAGCCGTGTTCAAGTTCCTGCATTAATTTTGGATTAGCTGCTACTTCAGCTTTCCAAGCATCAACGGCTGCTCCACTCGTTGAGCCCGTATCATTTTCAGCACCAGCAGATCTTAATCTATCAGCAAGATCTTTCTGACCGGATTCTTCAGCATGTTTCAGAAATTTCGACATCGTCCCAGCTTTAGATGAAATCTGATACTTACCATAACTTGTTCCGCCATCTACGTCATAACCGATAGCTTCAGATCCACGTTTACCAGATTCATACTTTGCGCTTAAAGATCCGAGTTTCGAATCCGGCGATGTTCCTTGCGCAGATTCTCCTTTATTCGTAGGTTCAAATTTCTTACGATTAGTAGCTTCCTGAGTGAATGATTTCGCCGCTCCTTCGGGTTGTTTTTGTGTTTGATCTTTGATGAAATTGGATTTTTGTTTTTCAGCAGTTTCAGCACCGGGACCGACTTTGTTAGCTTCTTTATTATCGTTAAGAACTGTGATAGGATTATCTTCTTCGATGAAATAATCGGTTAATTTTTTAATGTTTTCATCTGTGGATAAAACAGCTTGTTTTGTTTTAATATCATCTTTCTTAGATTCTTTAGCTTTAAGAATTTCTTGTTGCTTTTTATTTGCATCTACTCGCGCAAGAGTCTCTTTTGCTTCTTCATTACCAAGAGCCGCCATCGCGCGAGTTAGACCTTCGCCTAGAACGTCTTGGAATTTGGTTCCTTCGATAAATTTTTCATTAATTGCGCTGCCAACTTCCCATCCCATATAACCAGATCCAGCAACCGCAGCAGCAGGACCAGCTAGACGCGCGGCATGAGGAGCCGCAGCAGTTGCTAAACTACCTAGAGCACCAGCAGCTCCTCTCGCGGCTCCTCCGATTGCTCGCCCAACATTACCTAATAAGCGCCCACCTCTACCTTGTGGTCTTGGAGGTGGATTCGGACCTGGTCGACCGTTTGGACCTGGAGCGTTAGGTGTTGGCGGTCTTCCTCTACCATTTCCATTTGGTAATCCATTTGGTAATCCGCCAGGTAATCCTCCACCGAGCATAGCTCTTAATGCTAGTAAGGATGTCATGAATTCTTTTAATTTTTCAATAAATCCTTCATCATCTTCCTCTCCTAATAATTTTTTAATCGCAACAAGTTCGGTATGATTATCCTTTGTTAATTTGTGGATTTTCTTTAGGTGATCGTTGTGCATGTCGCCATAACGTCTTGTTTCGGTCAGCAATAATTGACTAGACCCGTTAGATCTAATTCTGTCGAAACTTGAGTTTAGAAGTGGAGCGGGTACCGGACGAGGATTTCCCGGTCTCCATAATGGCGCTGGCGCTGCTCCAGGCGCAGGAACTGGTGCCCGCACTGGTGCCCCTCCAAACGCATTTAATTCGTCTCTAGTGCTGTTTACTTGAGATTGTAGTTGCCCTGTACGCTTCATCTCAGCATTTTCTTTCATATTAGAAACGATGCCGCCGATTGCAGATGATGTCAATTTGTAAATTGCACTTGAAATAGGATCATTCCCTACTGTGGCAGAATACATAGATCTAACATCAAATACGTCAGAAACTCCACTTGCAACACCTTGAGTTAATTTTTCGCGTTTAGCTCGGCGTTCATCGTGTTTATCAGCTTCTATTGCTGTAATTTGTTTTTTATATGCAGCAACAATTAAATCCTTATTATCAAATGAGGATTGCTCTATTGTTTCTAGTGTTCTAGTTAGATCTCGCTGTAATGAATTAAGCTGACGCGATGTCAAATTTTCAATATTTGCAGAACTTTCAGTTAACGATTTTGCGAACGATTTAAATGATAAATCCGCGCTTTGAACACTGCTCAGTTTGTAACTTTCAGCAACAGAAGCAAGAAACGACTCTTTGCGTTTCTTGGTATCGGCTTCATTTAATTTTTCAAGTACACTATCTAGAGTTTGATTCATTTTTTGCTTTCTCCTTCTGCCGAGTATTTATAAGATTTATGTAAATCACTCTTTCAAAAGGAAACATGCCTTCAATTTCATCAATAATAAATCCATATTCAGTTTTTAGAATCATGTTTGTTTTATAAAAGTCAAACATATCCGCATTATCAACCATTACTCTAAAAAATCGCGGATACCCGATAATAAAATCTTTTCAGTATGTCCGCATCGTTTGCACTTGATTTCAATAACATAAGTTAATTTTGGAAATCCAGTTTCAAAGAACTCGGCGAGTTTTTCTTGATATTCCGGCGCTAGATTATCTAAGAAATCGCTTAATTCTTCATACGTAAAATCGACACCTCTTGTATATACTTTCTCTTCATCAAATACATAATCGATGGATTGAAGCAATACATCATTAGTCATTTCAACTAAATTTTTATCGGCTGCCCCTAACATCATTTCTCTAAATGTTGGAATTCTCATTTTAACGCCAATCTTATCCTTTAATGGAATAATTAACTTGGATTTATCGAAGTCGATTTTAACTTCAGTTAAATTGATTCCACTTAAAATAGGAGTATCGCACGATTTAGTTCCGCCATTCCCGTCATCTACATTATTTTTGCAGATATAACGCAGTTCGTGGAATTCTCCGAACGACTTAGCTCTAATTTGTAAGAATAGCCATTCAAAATCAACATATGCTAAATCTTGTACATCCACTTCTCCAAGTGTACATCCTTTAACAACTCTCGAAAGCGTTTCGATGGTATTTGTAATATCATCAAGTTGTTGAGCGAGCATGACAATCTTATGTTCCTTCATAAGGATGGGTCTGAATTGAACTTCCTTACCCGAAATTGGTAGAACAGTTGTGTGAATTGGATGATCAATTGATGGTAGTGGCATATTACTTCTCTTGTGGTTTACGCTTTAAAATTTCGTCAACATATTCAGTTTTATTTTTCAACTTTTTAGAAGTTATAGGTAAATCGGTTGCTGCGACGTTACTTGTGCCGGTAACTTCTTCTGCAAGTAATTTTCTGAGATGATCAAACTCGTTATGTAATTCTTTAGGCATAACTTTTTTAAATGTTGCCGCGTCGCCAGATCTAATCGCAGTTCGAACTGTTGTTGCGCTTGTAACGCGCTCGGTTTCTTTGAAAGTAACTTTGATTTGCTTATTGTCTTCTAGTTTTTTATTTATAGCGTCAATTTGCTTTTTATAACCTTCAATTCTATCTGCGCCCGCATACACTACATCCACTTCAAACCATTTCAATCGAATATCTTTGATAATCTCTGGAATATAACCTACACTAACTTCGATAATTTGCGCGTTTGAAATTTTCTTCAACAAACGTTTCTGTTCATTAAAATCTAGCGGATTCTTCGATTTATCTTCGCTTGATTTTGAGCCTTTAACAATAGCGATGAATGGATTTTTCATGCTATCAATAATTTTCTTATGTCCGATGTGAACGGGCTGCATTCTACCAAGAAATAATTCAGCTGACTTATCTTGTCTCTCTGGTAACTTAGATTCATCAAATACAAATGCTTCGAATATAATCATTTCTTCTTACTCTCTTTGAATTTATCTGTGGTTATTTTATATATTCCGTGAGGTAAGTGAAGCACAATACCTTCAATTTCATCTCCGAGATTATATTTCCCTTCAATGGCATTAGAATTTAAAATATAATCAGCTAATTGACTTTTAGCGGCGTCAATTATAGCTAATATTTTCGCTTTTGATTCTCTATCAGCATGTTTACGGGATTTAATAATATCCATAGCATCTGATTGCAATGAAGATAATATATCTAAATGCCCTTCAATATTAATAGAATTCATTTTCAATCGCGGATTAATTATTTTAATTTCATCTGTGCTTTGTTTGATTAATGCTTCTACGATTTCGTCGCTATTTTTTAACGCCTCACCCGTTGTCGAATCTATAACTTCGTAAGGAAGAATAGTCATTAACGATCCTAGTTTACTCTTATCATATTTAACAGTTACAAATACGATTCCATCTTTTAAGTCTTGAGCCATTGGGTTGTAGAATATCTCGCATACCACTTTAACATTAGCTGGCAATGATTTAACAGCTTTAGATTGCTTTATAATTTCAAGCATATCATCATAATGTTTAGACCGTTCAATAACTTCTGGCGATGATCCTTTATTAGTTGCGTAAAGAGAAAAACTTCCTGAATCGAATATTGGACCCGTTCTACTTCCTTCGAAGAAAATATCCCCTAGTTTGTTTTTTCCGAATCTTGCACCAAGCCCGTCGATTTTACCAACAGTTTTAACGTCCTTGATTATTCCCCCTAAATCGTTTTTAACAGTTTTTAACCAATTCAAAAATTCTTCGGGCTTCATCTTTTGAAAGTGCTCAATTCCTACGCGCTTAGATGATGAAACGTCATCTTCAAGAATTATAACAGAAACCGTATCTAACCATTCTTTAAAACTAATCATAACTTAAATACCTTTTTATATTTACGCCCGCCCGCTGGACTGACTGTAGCTCTTGCGCCCCGTAGATCTAACTGTGAACGATCGCCTTTATAAATCACAGCAATTCCGGGTTCAAATTCTCCTCTCATTTCATCGCCATTATAATGTACATGTCCATCTGCATGTAGTTCATAATGATTTCCACTTTTTTTAAGACTTATATTTCCTTGTAATAAAACTTGTACATTTTGTTCGCAATATCCGGCGCCATATTTCACTCCATACACCGACATCATCTTCAAGTCTTTATGTATGTTTGAAAAGAAATATGATTCTCCGTTAGGCATAATATCAACATCTTTTTTCTGCGCAGATATATCAGCCTTTATAATTTTCGTTATTTTATCAAAAATATGTTTGAATTTTGTCGCAATTTCTTTTTCGGTAATTCCTCCCCATTGTTGGAAATCTTTTGAGGATTTGCCTTTTTTATGGGAAATCCAGATTACCGATTCTCCTTTATTATTCACTAAATGAAAATCCGATTTAGGCGTACCTTTCGTCGATTCGCATTTTACGATGTTGTGATATATCTTTCCATTACAATTTATTGCAATTGAGCCGCCATTTTCTACCATCGCTTCCATTATATATACATTCAATTGCCTGATAGCTAATTCTTCGGCAGCTAAAACGTTAGTCGTTGAATTCGATTTAATTAAAATTTTAACATTATCGACGATTATAGCCCCTATACTAGAACCACTTGCACTCGAATCATATTTTGCGCCTAAATGTTTTAATACTCCTAGTAGAGTATCAACCTCGTCTAATCTCGATTTAGATGTTTTTACTTGTATGCTCGTTCGAGTCACTCTATCACAAATAAATCCATTTTCGCTTAATACCTGAGCTAATTGTTGTCCTGTTATTTTTTCGCTCATAATTAACCGCCTTTATAATAAACATCGATATCCGTTTGATATACATCAATCGATGAATTAAATTTGGTTGCAATATATTCAAACATTATTTTCTTTTCTTTGAAATCTTTTAGTTTATCATCTCTATAAAGAGATTGAGCACCTTTGCCCCATAATGTATTCACGAAACCTGAAAGAATTTTATGGTTATCTGATTGAGTATTGTATTTTTTACATAAATCCACAAGACCGACAAATGAAGAAAATTGTTTAACTTCATTAGCAGTAGGAATCTTTCCGAAAAATAATTCAAACATCACACGAATATCTTTGATGTAATTCGATTCGCTTGAAGGAATTTCATTGTAGACTAATAATCCATTTTCATTAACATGGTTTCCAGAATCATCTAACACTGGAGCTAACTTAATTCGTAAACCATTTTGAACGGAAAACGCGAGTTCGGTAGCTTTAATAACTTTCGGTACTCGTTTCTTTCCGGAAAGTACAATTACATCTTTGAGATTCTTAGCATCTAATGCTCTGAGCATATACTTGTGAGCAACGCCCTTAATTCCTTCTTCCATATCACTCCATTCCGAAGAATGCGAGAATTGTGACCACGGAGTAGGTTTTCCATTATGATAATCTACAAGTTCTAAATCAATTTGTATATTAATTTTAAACTTAGTCGAAGTCCATAAAGTAATGAATTGTCCGGCTGATTTTTTAAATCCTACGAAAGTAAGATCTCCAAATTTAGTTGTACTGAGCGAATCTAAGAAATTCTTTAACTTAGGCTCTAGAGTTCCATCGACTTGAGTGTCAATATCTCCGACGGAAGGCTTGACTGATTTAAATGTATCGTCGTCTCTTGATGATGTATCAAAGAAATGAAACGCAGAACCTGAAAGATATTCATTACTTTTCAGTAGTTCATTACTCCATAAAGGAAACCCGCTAAACTTCTCAAACGCTATTGATATTTGCGTTAATGATTGTTTTAAAACGGGTACAATTTCTTTTCGACTTATTTTGTTTAAATCTATTCTATCAGCTTCAATATCCCCTACAGCAAAATTACCACCTTCACGAATGAGGAATTCTTTAAATGTGATCATATATATTCTCTTCATTAATTTTTAGTTATTTAGTTTTATACATTTCACACCATATTTTTCGAGTAATTCAATTCCTCGTTTATCGCTGAATGACGCTCGGTAAAAAACTTTATCAATTATGGTCGAAGCTAAAATCAAATTAGCACAATATATACACGGCGATAATGTAACATACATCGAACAATTAGTTGGTAAATCCGACATTCCGCAAAGGGATAACTGTGCAATCGCTTTAGCTTCAGCATGAATTACATTATCTAAAGTTTCTCCGGTTTCATGACATTCACATGGATGTGAAATATCAAATGGACTGTTAAATCCGCTTGATATAATCTCACCTGAATATGTAACGATAATTGCGCCAACTTTCTTTCGATTGCATGGCGATCTCTGGGCGATGTTATAGGCTACATTCATATAAAATGAATTATAATCGGGAATCATACCTTTAGTCCACCCGATTTAGAAGTCGATTTATTCATCCATGCAGGTTTTGGACTTTCTGGCGACTGTTCTCGCTGCATCGTCACTAATTTGTCCGAAATTGCGATATCAACATCGAATAATCGTTGTTGCTCAAGATCAACCCCAACAATAAATCTCATTAATTTTGACTTGTTGCTATATCGACTTTTAAGCTGCTTAATCATTAGCTGCCCCATTGAATCGAGTTCTTCCGTTCGAATGAGTGCAAGCATAAAATCTGCAACCGCTGGAATGCCAACAGAATCGGAAATTTCACTCATCTCAATATCAGTAGATTCCATCGCCCCGCGCTGAATCTGCATAGCAGTCCATAACACCGAATTCGTTTCCTGTGCAAGCGCTCTTAATTCTTCCGCAACCGATTTCAAAATCGTATAAGAATTTTGACTTCCGGGTTTATATTTTGCTGACGCTGTAATTCCAAGATAATCGACGAATATGATATCCGGGATGAAGTTCTCCTTCAATTTATATTCGTCAATGACGTGTCGCAGATGTCCGGTATGAGCGCTTGATGTCGGAAACTCTTTAACTTTAAGTTTCCCGACGCTTTTTGCGCGCAACTTCTCCACATTAGTTAGAAAATCATCTTTCCGTAAATTTTGTAATTCAGATAACGGAATTTTTAATACATTTGCATCAACGCGCTTCATGATTTCAACTTCGGACATTTCCATAGTGAAATACAGCACATTATATCCAGCTTTAAAATAAGCCGAAGCGAGATGAATCATTGTCATCGTCTTACCCGAATTAATAGGAGCAAGAATAATATTAAGCGTTTTTCTCGGGCATCCGCCTTCGGTAACTTTGTTCAGAATGCCAATATCAAATTCGATTTTGTTTTCAGTTGTTGTGTAATAATCATATCGAAGATCGGTGCTATTAAAATAGTCATGCCCAATCGACGAATCAAATGATATTCCAATTGCATTTTTTAAAATATCGGGAATTGCGTTAACGGTGGAACTTGAATCTGTTCCGTCATAAATTGAAATTGACTTTACAATCGCATTATGAATTGCCCTTTCTCTACAAAATGATTCTGTTTCTTTTAATAACCATTCATCTGAGTTTGTTTCTATTGAAAAAATATGCTTGACGAAATTAACAATATCATCGCGAGTTTTCTTATGGCTCAATAGATTAGTTTTTTCGACTAAATCGCGCGCAAGTATCGGTTTAGATGGAACTGTGTTGTAATCTACAATATAATTCCTAATGATGTTAAATGCTTCTTTATCTATTGACTCTTTAAAATACTCGGGTTCTAGATATGCAAGAACCTTTGAAGCATACTCTGAATTTTTACATAAATTTGACAGGATGATAGATTCTGTCGAAAATTCAGACATATACGCTCCTTAGATTTTGATCATTGCATAGAACTCAGCTCGCACTTCTGGTTTAAGAAAGGAACCGCCTAATTTAGCAGAAACGGTATCAGAACATACATCCTCAACGCCTCGCATTTTAACGCATAGGTGTTCAGCTGCAATTACAACAGCGACATCCTCAGTTCCGAGAACATATTGAAGTGCATGAAATACTTGTTCTGTTAGACGCTCCTGAACTTGCGGGCGTCGTGAAAAGAAATCAACGACACGTTGAATTTTCGACAGACCAATAACATTTTTACCGGGAATGTATGCAACATGAGCTTGCCCGAGAATAGGAAGTAAGTGATGTTCACAAAACGACATCACTTTAACGTTACGCTCCATAAGCATTTCGTTATACCCCATCTTATTTTCGATGACTGTACATTTAGGAAAATTATCCGTGTTCAATCCATATAAAATTTCATTGCAATACATCTTGGCGACGCGGTTAGGTGTCTCGCATAACGAATCATCTTCCATATCAAGTCCCATCGCCGTCATTGAGTCAAATGTCGACCCTCGAACAATATCCATTACTTCACTTTTACTTGGAACTTGGAATTTTCCGACGCCGGGAGTTTCAACGCCTTTTGAAAGAAGATGTTTATGCACTTCAAGTCCTAAGTGCGGGTTAGTTTTAGTTTTATCCATTAATAAATTCCTCCTTAGATATGAATATTTACTGCGCGCAATGGTGCAACTTCATCCCAAACGGGTTGCATTGTCATAATTGAAGTTCCAGTATTAACTGTTCGCGCGTACTGGCGACGACACTCGCTTTCGGTAAACTGAATGCTACCCGCGTTTTTTGAGTGCTCGCGCATCTCGATTTTTTCCAGCCACGCGCGACCATCAGTTTGCTGTAGAATATATGGGTTTACTTGTTCCCAAACAAACAAGCCAGACATCTCCATTGAAACGCCATAAGGTAAAATGCGGGATGTGCCTGTGATGCCGGAAAGTGTTGCTTGTTGAATTGCTTCTTGACGATGATCGCTTGCAGAAAAGAGTGATGTGTGATCAAAGTAGTATTCCAAGAATTTACGAATGTCCTTAAACGCACCAAAAGGAATAACCCAACCATATTCGCAAAGTTGACCAGTCACTGTCATTGTCACTGTGCGGGCATATCCATGTAAAGATGCACAAGGACCAGGTGAGCCATCAGGAAGCATGTCCGCATCTTGTGTATGAGCGCAAGGCATTTCTGCGAATGTTTTGATGACGCTAAAATTCATTTGTTTATTCCTCTGTGTGTTTAACTTTTTAATGCTACATTAAATGTGAAAATATGTCAACTTCTTTTTAATTCCCAAGGAAAGTACACCCAATCACTTTTATCAGGATTATATTTTCCGGAGACTACACCGCGCAATTCCGATCGTGGATACCCGAATGCTTTCATGATATGCTTATGTGAATGATTTGATACTAATGATCCAAATACAAAAGGATACTCCATAAAATCGCAGATGTGCTCAAGAGTAATCCCGCTATCTACAATGTCGTCAATAACTAGACAATTTTCGATATTATCTGGCTTATGTAACCATGTTGGAACCTTATCATTTCCATCAAGCCGCTGAAATTTAATAATTCCAAGCGGAACATCGAAATAATGCGACAACGTAACAGCTAAAGGTAATCCGCCGCGATAGATTCCAACTACGGCAGAAAACTCCATCGTTCTTAGTGATTCGACGAACTCATTTACTTCGTCATAACTGACATTCATATTGTTCTCCTATTTTCCAGCACAATTTCCATAAACATAAACGTGATTTCTTGTTGCAACTTTATAACCTCGGCGCATTGCTTCATCTGCAATATTCGCAATTGATGGGAGCTCTTGTTGCTCCTTAGTTGCGCCGACTGGCATAATCCACACGTTAACGAGTCTATCTATTGTTTGATATGTAATTGTTTGTAGAAATAATTCAATTTCATTCCAACACGCATTGGTTCCATTACAAACAAGTTTCAAGCTGGTGCGCTTCACTTGATTGATATAGGATTGAACTGTTCCTGTGTTTATTGCGCCTTGCTCTCCAGACACAGTGAATAATTTCGGCGAGCATGAGAATACAAACTCAACGCTATCCCCATTACTTTCAATGAAGTCAGAAAAATCGTCAGTTAGCGATACAGTCGTGTTTGTTTCAATCATAATGATAGGAGGAACAATGCCATGCGAAGAAAACAATTCATAGAAGATTGCCATAATTGCTTTTTGATAGAGCATCGGTTCTCCACCAGTGAAACAAATCATAATAGGCTGATTTGTTACTGGATGTACGAAATTGGTTGATCCGAGATTTGACTTCATAACTTCCAGCATCTTAGCGACGATTGTTTTTTCATCGTAATCAGTCGCTAAGTGTTTAAACTTATTAGACCACGAATATCCAGAATCACATCCATATTGAATAACGGGCAGATCCTCAATTCGCTTGATTGTTGATACGTCAATGACGTCTTTTTTATACGTCTCGGGTTTTGTTGGATAGTCCTGTCCAAAACCTTGACATTCTAAATTGCATCCAAAAAACCTAACCCACACTGCTGGCGTGCCAGCATACTCACCTTCGCCTTGAAAAGACGTAAAAACTTCAGATGTCCTAATTTTCATTTTTTGCAACCTTTAAAAAAGTCTTTTAGTTTTTCTGAATAATTTGAGTTAAATGCTAATCTATTATCCAAAGACCGCTCAATTAAATCGGCGACGGTTAATTCATCTGTATTTGTTGTATTATACAAAAATTTAGCTGTCAAAAAGTTTTTAGCTAAATTAAATCCATATTCAGAATTTAATGGATCTTCCTTAAACTTTTCGGATATACCGTTGATAGAAAATACGAGTTTTCTTTTGAAGCATTGTTTACACCTTCCGCATGGTTCACCATTATGACTCCAGCATGAAATTGTACTTTTCAACTCTTCTTCAGTTGTATTATGTGTTAGCGCCCAGCGCACGCTGTCTTCTTTAGTCCATCCTAGATCATCAAAAGGAAAAACTATATCACATTGATCTAAAAATGGCGATAATACATAAGAAATTAAAGATTTCGATAAATTTTTAAATGTTGTATTTTTATCTGTAGCTTTATTGTTGTTTTCATCTCTCAAAACTCCCAACCAGATTTGGTCAGGTAGAAATTGACTAGCAGCAAGAGTACAAAATACCATGTTTCTACCGGGAATATAAATCTCTCCAGCAAATGGATCTTCAATTTTAGCCTTAGGTCTTATATCCTTACCGAGCCAGTCAATGCGCTTAACAATTACAAAATCTGGTAGAGATGCAATTTCAAATTCTTCAGATTCTGCGCCATGAGCATAATAAACACATTTAATGTCCGCATCTGGGTAATTACTCATGGCGAGTTTATACATTATAAAGCTATCAAGCCCGCCGGAATATAGTATTGTTATTTTCATCTTTGTACTCTCTATCTAATATGTCTGACATTTTCCTTATCGACTAAAGAATGTCGGATTTCCACAACTTCTAATTCTGTCAATCTCTCTTTTATAACACTTATCTGAATCGGGTCATCATCAAAATGTACAGATATAACGAATTCGTTTTGAGATTTATTAAATTCCTCTATGGTTTTGGCTTTGTGAATGCCAGAAGATTCTCTTGTTTTAGAATCAAATTTTAAAGGATTAAAAAATACTTTATTGAGAATTCCCCTTGATAGGAGCATATCATTTGTCTCTCGCTCTTCTTCAAAGGATCTACCCGTAATAATAATATCCATTTTCCTTGGAGTTATCCAAGGAAAATCAAAACCGAGAAATATTACACCATCTATGTCATAAGATGCTATTTTTATCATTGTTTAACCTGATGATATGTAGATTGTGTAATCTCCCGCTTCGCAAGTGCTTCACATTCTGCGAGCGCGTCTCGATACATCATCTGTTTCGGTGGAGTCTTTTGAGTCCAAGATGAAGGTCCTCGCAATGCTCCTGTAATTCCGAGCTCCTTGGCAACTTGTAAATATCTAATAGCATCAATAACGACGCCGGCAGAATTTTCAGAATCTTGTACTTCAAGCTTCACATCAATGTTAATAGGTGCGCCTCCAAAAGATTCCAATTCCATTCTAAAATACGCAACCTTTTTATCTTTAAGATATGGAATGAATGATGATGGTCCAGCAAACAATGAATCCTTTTCAACTTCAACATTTCTAATATCATTTTGAGAACGAATAACATTCTCTTTAGATGTTTTCTTACTCTTTATGCGTTCGGGGTTCATCATGTTTGCAAAATCTGTATTGCCGCCTACGTTTAACTGCTGGTGAAATTTCACACGAGTTCCTCTATCAAACGCGAGTTCTTGGAGGACTTGTGATAAAATACTGGCACCAACTTGAGATCTCATATCGTCGCCGATAATAGGTATTCCGGCATCGATAAATTTTTGTTCCCAGACTGGATCAGACGCGATGAATACGGGAATGCAGTTGACCACAGGAACCTTAGCAAGCAAACACGCATTCATGTAAAATTCAGTTGATTCCTGCGACCCCACAGGAAGATAATTAAGAGCCACGTTTACGTTAGACTCGCGCAGAATTTCCGCAACATCTTCTACGGACGGTTCTTTTTCTGTAGAAGGCTCAAATCTAATTTCGTCGTGAAAGTTTAACATATGATCTGAAATTCCATCGCCTATATGACCCATTCTAACAGTACAAACATTGTCAATGTTTGTATGAAACACTCGGCAGCAGTTGGGATGTGCAAAAATTGCATCTTTCAATTTTTTACCTACTTTGCGTACATCTACATCCCAAGCCTCAACGAATTTAATATCTGATACTCCATATCCTCCAATATCCCTAAACATAATACCCGGCACCGAGACATCGTTTTCTTTATAGTAATTGACACCCTGAACAAGAGCAGATGCACAATTACCTACTCCAAAAATAGCCACATTAATCATTCGTATTCTCCGAAATTAGTTAAAAAATGAATCTAAAGCGATTACAGTTCTAGCCGATATGCGCTTGCTAGGTACAAACCTACCTACTTCTCGCATCCACATATCGAAATCTTCCTTTGTTTTTACATTATATAAGCCGATAAGATTTTTGTCAATTTTATATTTTAGATCCTCATCAAATCTTAGATTATTTAGGTCAATCATAAAATTTTCTATAGAAGATACAATCGCCCCAGTGAACGCAGAAAATGTATTACCTATCTTATCGAGTTGTCTTGCGGGGGTGACCATAGCTTTATGAAACTCTTCGATGGTCAACCCCATATCAAATTTACTCTGAATATCATTGTATACAATTTCAAATTTATAATCAAATTCCCTACTAAAATTTAGAGCTTTATCTTTTATAAAGTATCTACCCATGTGAGGCGCGCTTGAATGTGTTGTTGAATCGTAGCTAATTTTAACTCCATCTAAAAGTCCAGTTTGCTGAAATACTAAGAACGGATGCGCTCGCGATGTACTCCCTAACCCCAATAGATGTAGATGTTGAATATCGTTTTTAATTTGAGAAAAGAAGAATGCTCTCTCTACGTCTTCCAATAAACCTGTACCAATTGACGCGCCACTCAACGCAATCCCAGATATGTATTTTCTTTTGTTATCTGGGATCGCTGTCATCACTGAATCATACCATTCCATAAATGTCGCATAACAATTTCCGTGCATGATTAATATAGGTTTGGTTTCCGAACCATTATTAACGTAAGCATTTATTTGATCTATTACATTGTTCGCTGTAGCAACAGCGAACTCTTTAATGTTTTTAGTATCAAATAATCTATTGTTAGTATCGCCTCGCTTTGACTTGCCCGAACCAAAAATCTTTAGCGGAATCTCGTCAAAACACATACCAAAATCAGAATACGCGAGTTGATTCTTATACACTTCCATTTTCATTTCTCTAGAAATACTCTTTCCCTGAGTAATAATCTGCAATCCCCCAGAATCCGCATAAATGTTATTAAAGCCCGATCTAAAATTATTGAAAATAACATCTCCTAAGTTTTTTTCTGTATAGGCATTATAAAGAATTGAAAACTCATGATTATAATCTACGGATTTATTTTTTAAGTATGTGAATTTATCTAAAAATATATCGGTGAATTCTGGCATACTGGATTCTGGGTACCCCAGTCTAATATAAGATGGACCAGACACTACATATTCGAATTGAATCATATTACAACCTCAATCTTAATAAATTATTGTAGTACAGAACTCATCAAATATCAAGCTCAATGTATGGCTTCCATTCTTCGACAAAAGATACGTTCGGGAATCCGACAATAGCGTCAAAAAGAATGCTCATATCTTTAGGATGAAACCCAGCCAGACCACAACCAACCGAGGTGATGAAAAAGTTTTTATCCGGGTTCGAAATAACGAATCGACAAAACGCATAAACATATAAAGCTACTTTGTCTATTGATAAAGTTACAATATCGCGGTCTTTCGTTGGAATTGCATAACATCTTCCAGTTTCACCCATACCAATGCCCGTCACAGCTCCTAGTTTATCGCGCGCATAACGAGCGGCGCCTGCCCCATGCGCACCTCTTTCATTTGATCCGAATACAAAAATCCACCCTTCTGGTGGATGTGAAAAATCCTTGTGATAAATTTGATGGCGCATTATAACTCCTTGATTTAATTGATTGTTTTTCTTAAAATGTGTTTAAATTGCAGTTTAAGAAAAACGCATCACTATATTGGTACGTTTTTGATATTTTGATAAAAAAAACCCTTATAAGTTGTTGATTTATAAGGGGCTAAAATTGAATTTTTACCTGATTCTATGTTTAATCTTTATCAGGACGAAACTTTACAAAAGCTGGAAATCTCAATGAATGCACGGTTGCATTTTCTGCAAGTGTCATTTCTTGCGCTTCTACTTCAATAGTAAGCCCAATAATTTCTCCACGATTTGCCCATAAGTCTTTACGCTCTTTATGATTAAATCCAGTACCTACATTAGCAATAAATGGAGTGCCATTTTCGTCTACACCTTCAATAGTCAGGGCTCCCATCATTCCCTCTGAGAACTCACCTTCGCCTTTTTCGACTTCAGTAATCACACCATCAAATGATAATACGGGCTTCCACTTCACCCAAGCATTTGTTCGATCCGGGCTATAGAACGCAAACGGATCTTTGATAATCAAACCTTCAAATCCGCGTTCAGTAGCAACATTAAACGACTCTTCAAGTTCTTGTTTGTTGCGCGCAACAATCCAATTCGTCTTATTGATTAGTTTGAAATCATTCTGATCAATTATTTCTTTAATAATATCCAATCTATTTAGTTGGATCGTTTTGTTATCATCATCTTCGATGATGTCAAAAATGAAGAATTTCAACTGACTTTTGAATTCTGTATCATCCGTCTTCTTCGATTTGATTGTAGAAGCGAAGGTATCGCCCATTACTTCACCATCAAGGACGATGCTCGTTTGCCCATTAAACTCAAGAAACTTATACAACTCTTCATCAAAAAGTCCAACCAGATGATCTTGAATTAATCCGCTTCGACCATTGCGATATACAACTGGCTGACCTTTAGTTACAAATGCGACAGTCCGGGTTCCATCATACTTATAATCAGAAATCACAGGATACTTGACGGCATTAACATCAGTTAGCTTTTTAGCTAATTGTACTTTGAATACTGGAATTAGATCCGGGAAAACGTTATTGAACAATGTAGCAGTTGCGCGACACTTCAAGTCTTTTTGAATTACACCTGCGAGAATTTTTGCATGATTCTCATTAAATCGCGAAAGAGTTTCGGTAACACTATCGCGCGCTTCATTGCCAGTTAAGCGGCGCGCTTGCAACGAATCAAGTAAATCACTAAATTCTTTAAATCCGATACTTCCATCATCGCGAAATTCTTTTGGCATCTTAATTTTCTTGATGCCGAAAGTTTCAGATGTATCAAATGTTCGCTTGATTAAATTCAAAGACTCTTTGCAAACGAATTGTGAAATTAATTCTTTCTTTTCATTTGTCGAAGGAGTTGCTGCGATCAAAGGGATTAGAGTGAAAAGTTGTTGCATTAGTCGAGACTCATTTGACCGGTAGTTTTTTCAAAATCTTCAGATACAATTCGAGTGAGCAACATATTGAAAATTTTGTCCAACTCTTCTTCAATAATTTCTGCAGATGCTGAATTAGGATTCGTGTGGACATGATACGAAATTCCGATGCTCTGCTCGGGGTCAATTTCCATCCCGTTAACCACGACGATTGCCTCTTTAGCAGGTCCGCTCTCGATAATGAAAACAAGTTCATCGGGCGTTTCGGTTGCTGCCAATGAATATTCCGCGACATCTGCCCATTGTGTTGATTCTGTCATTTTATGTACTCCGTAAGACAAGGTTTAAAAGAAAAAGGATTAATATCAATAATGCGTATGAAAAGCGAATAGCCCACACAATAATGAAATATATCGCATCTAGTATTTGGTTTTGAATTTTCATTTCAGTGCTTTAGAAGCTAATGAAGCTGAAAGTTCTAGCAGCCCAAAATATCCGCCTACAAATAGAACACAGACAAACAGGATAAAAAGGATAACTTCAACTTCAGTGTTTTCTTTTGGCGCGTTCATTTCAAGTGTATCCTCTACGAATGGAGCTGGAAAAATATCTACCACGGCGTTTGCTTTATAACGCACAGACTTGGATTTATTTTTAAAAAATAACCAATCGTCCATCTTTACCTTGAGTGATTATTTCTTTTTGAACTGTGTATTGGAGTTTCCCACCGCGACGTTTGTTCATATGAACTCAACTTGCTCAAAAGATGCTTCTGCCGTTCCGCCATCTTCATCAAGAAGATACAAGGTTGTTCCATCGAAGTCTTCGACTGAGTACACAATTCCATTAAACATTACAAACATTGTCATCTCTACATCCTCACGTTTTGTTAGTTCATGTGTACATTATACATTCAAAATTTCGCATGTGTCAACAACTATTTTCAGATCAATGCAATTTAACTCCATGTTTTTTTGATTCTTCATTTTCTTCCCGCACATCAATATCGCTTTGCAAGTTCATAGACTCCAGCGCTTTAGATACAGACTCGCTGATCTCTTCCCAAGAATAAAATTGAACCTGCATCGAAAAATTCAAATCGGCGCAAACTCCATCTTCTGTATTCAATCGAAAAACTTCAAATCCGCTGTCATCATCAATCGCGACGATTGTTTGATTGTATAAAGTAATTGCCATAATGACTCCTTATTAATTATGTTTTGGATCGTAATCTTTATTATTTTTCAATAATTTTAGATAGTACTCACGAATGAAAGGTTTGAATTTTTCCACGTTGAACTTGCTTTTTTATCGATAGAATCGATATCATTATCCGTAAATGCCATCCACTTGTCAAAAGAATGGATTTGACACCCTATTCGAATTGAATCTTTTCTAATATGAGCTATCCATTCAGCTGTTTTTAAAACTACCACGTCAGCAAAAAACTCTACATTATTTAATTTGTTATCATTTATATAAACGTAGTCCATGATAGCACTTTCAAGATTAGCTTCCCGAAAGTTTGATCTAATCACGAAACAATTATTTAAATTTGCTCTGCGCATATCCGCATTAGCTAAATTTGCTCCGCTTAAAACTGTCTCATATAAGATGGTATCGCTTAGATTCGATTCGGATAAATTTGATGAATCAAATATTGCAAATGATAGATCCTGCCCAGCAAAATTCAAACTGCTTAAATCCGAGTTTCGTAATACTAATGGCTTTCCTCTGGAAGTTTTTAACCACTTTCTATGAAGATATAAAACATCATCTAGTTCTGATTGTGTAATTTTTTTCATATACAAGATCTTAGATAATTCTTAAAATAACCATGTTTTCATTAAAGCGCCCAGTTGTGTCTCGCTCAACTGCGCTAATAGCATCAAAAAACTTCAATCCTTGTCGTGTAGTAAGTGATGCGAGTTCTCGAACTTGTTCAATTGGTTTACGCAAAGTTTTAGATTTGGATTTCTCAAGATCGACATTTTGTAATGTTGTTCCTTTGAACTCAAATTTTTGCCCTTCGGCTGCATGATATTTAATCAGCTTGCGCGATTCGATGTCAATTACAAGTGCAATAGTCTTACCAACAAGTGCGATGGGGGTTTGCCCTTCAACTTGAGCTGCCGGATAAGCATTTGCGAACTTAACTTTTGATGTTGTTTTAGCCGCATCGACCGCCTTAGTTACACGGGGCTTTCTGTTAACAGCGCGCTTCGCTGTTAATTTATTCATCAACTCGGCTTTAAATGATAGGATGCGGCGCGCGAAAATCTTTCCCACTGAATAATATTCAGTAAAATTTTCATCCTCAAAATCTTTCGTAAATTCGGAAATCTCTTTACGAATAATTTCCTTTTCTTCTTTGGAACATGCCGAAAAATCAAACAATTGAGCATCAAAATTAATGCGTTGAGTTTTGATCATCTGATCGAGGTATTGATTAACTTTATCCGCTACCTCGAAAATTTCCTGAATCCGTGTTTTCTTAGTGGATGAGTCAGTGACCTCTGGAGGACGTTTTTCTGCAAGCGTTGCAATTCTTTTTTCAATTTGAGCTCGCTGACGTTCATCAAATTCATATCCTCTTGCTTGTAGTCGTAGGAGTGGATACAGTGTTGGAAAGTAACTAGCATCAATCTTTTCAAAATCTACTCCGAGAATATTCACACAATACACTTTGGCATCTTTCGGTTCAGTTGTTGCTGAGTACCAATTTAGCAATCGAATTAGCGACATTGTAATTGGAGGCTCTTTACCATACATCACTTCAGTCGTGTTAGCTCTCGACATATCTACATCTCCACTTGGTTTCTTAACTCTATGTGTACATTATACACTTAAAATTTTAGATGTCAACAACTATTTTGAAATCTACACCTTTAAAATTTAAATTTATTTGCGAAGTTTGCTCCGTTTGGTGTTCCGATTCGAATTCCTCCCGCAGAAACATACGACTCAATCTCAGTTTCTTGCGCGGCAGTTTGAATGCTATCCGAAGATAAATGTGCTTGCATCCATGGAATCGGATCTTTCTTCTGGTTGTAATGCTGTTTTAATCCGATAGATCTCATGCGCGAGTTTGTAATATATTCAACATAATCGCTCAAGATTTTCGTGTTAAGCCCGAGCATGGATCCGTTTCCAAACAAATACTCCGCCCATTCTTTTTCTTGGATTAGAGCATCATCATACATTTTGTAAATTTGCGGAGTGATTTCTTCGAATATTTCTTGCATCTCCAAATCATCTTCGCCCTTGCGCCATTTGTTGATGATATTTTGAGTTCCAGCTAAGTGTAATGCTTCGTCTCGCGCAATCAATTTGATGATTTTTGCGTTACCTTCCATCTGCCCCAATTCTTTAAACGCAAAAGAACATGCAAAGGAAACGTAAAATCTAACACCCTCAAGAATATTCACCGACACCATTGTTATGAGTAACTTCTTCTTCAATTCTCTTAGTGTGACATTTATGACTTTGTCCCCTACTGTTACATCACCTTCGCCATGGACTTGATATATCTGCCCATAAGAAATCAAGTCGTCGTAACTTTCTGTAACGGATGCGGCGCGTTCCATGATTTTTGTGTTTTTCAAAATATCATCAAACACTAAACCTGGTTGTGCTAACACATTACGAAGAATGTGTGTGTACGATCGGGAGTGAATCGTTTCATCGAACGCCCATGTAACGATATACGTTTCGAGCGTCGGGTCGGTTACAAACGGCAGGAACGCGACATTAGGGGCGCGTCCTTGCACAGAATCGAGTAAAATCTGATATGACAAATTTGACACGAAAACGAATTTCATATGTTCGTCAAGATTCTTAAAATCGATCCTATCTTTGCTTAATTCAACTTCTTCGGGTCTCCAGAAATAGGAGTGATGTTTATCAATAAGGCGTTCAAAAATTGGATGCTTTTGAATGTCATATCGCGCAATGTTTGGGCACGAATCATCGAAGAACATCATATTTTCAAGAATGTTCTGTTCTTTAGGGCAAAATACTTTATATGACATCTTTTTTAACTCCTTAAATTTTACATGCACCATCAACGCAGGAATCATCATCTTCTTCATTCAAAATTTCAGATGATTGATCTTCAACGTTATGGTAATAAATCTGCTTTCCACCATAGTAAGAGAACATTAGAATTTCTTCAAAAATTTGTTCAATCGGGACGCCATCTGGGTAATGTGCGAGATTGTAATATGTGTTTACGGAAATACCTTGATCGACCCATCTTTGCATAACAGACGCCGTCTTAATGATATTCATATTAATGGTAGGCGACTTCCAAGCGTATGTAAAGTGATTTTTCAATCTTGGATCAGGGATAACTTGTTTAGAGTGATTATCCTTATTACCTTTAACAACTACAATTCCACGCGGAGGTTCGATACCATTAGTAGCATTTGATACCTTACTCGATGTCTCGCTTGGCATAAGTGCCATCAACGTCGCATTACGAACTCCATAAGTTTTGATATCATCGCGCAACGACTCCCAATCCATCCGAAGTTTCGTGTTTACAAGTTCATCAATATTTCTATTGTATAAATCAATTTGAGGAATCAATCCACGTGAATATTGTAAATCATCAAACCCTGGTACTCGTCCGAATTCTTTTGCAAGCTGGACAGAAGCCTTGAGTAAATGGAACGACATCATTTCGAAGTAAATATTCGTTAATTCAAGCGCTCTACTCTCACCATATTTCACTCTATTTTTTGCTAAGAAATATGCGTAGTTGATGACACCAACTCCAAGTGGACGATAAAGATCTGTATGGCGTTTAGCTGCCGGATGTTTGTAATCCTGATATGTTAACAACGCATCTAGCGAGCGAACCGCAATCTCAGCCGTTTCTGCAATTTTCTTTTCATCTCGAGCAAGATTCCCAGTGAACAATCCCATATTAAACGCGGCAAGTGTACACAAGGCAATCAAGCCATCGCCATTAAGTTTCACCGGCTTAGTGTGCTGATTTATCTCAGCGCACAAATTTGACATTTTAATCGGCGCGACATCTCGAATAAACGAACCTTGGTTATTAACGTTATCTACATCTTGATAATATAAACGTCCAGTCTCACCACGCTCACACGCATAAATGCTATAAATATCATTTGCGGTAATTGTATTGCATGGAACTCCATTGCGTTCCGCTTCTTCATAAAGACGAATAAATTCATTTTCATCGGCATAAAACGCATCAAGCAATCCAGGAACAGCAGCAGGCGAGAATAGACTTACAGACTTACCTTCAAGAAATCGTCTATGTAGCATTTTATTAAACTGAAAGCCATAGTCAACTTTGCGAACTCGATTGTCATGCGTACCTTTGTTGTTTTTTAGCACAAGAAAATCTTCGACATCTTTATGCCAAATTGGAAGCCATACAGTCGCGGAGCCACCGCGAATTCCACCTTGAGAACACGATTTAACCGCCGCTTCAAATAGTTTAAGAAAAGGGATCATGCCTGTATGGACAACTTCTCCGTTTCTAACGATGTCATTCTCTGCGCGAATTGCTCCACAGGCGAGTCCAATCCCAGCTCGAGCTGAGATGTAATCGACAATGGCATTATTACCTGCATTAATTGAATCTAAACTATCTTCAACTTCAATTAAAACACATGAACTAAATTGCTTCAGCGGAGTTCGCATTCCTCCCATAATAGGCGTAGGCTGACTGAGCCAATATTCCGAATATTGTTTATATGCTCTGCGCACATATTCCAGTCTAGTTTCAACTGGATAATTCATGAATTGAGTAGCTGCAATCATGATAAATGTAAATTGAGGCGTTTCGGTTGCGCTTTTTGATGCAAGCGCTCTATTACGAATTGCATATTTACCGCGATATTCTTTAACACCAATATATGACATTTCCAAATCGCGTTCATGATCCAACCAAGTTTCCATTTTATCAAAATCAGCATCAGAATATAACTGTGCCAATTCTTCAGTATAAAATTTATTCTCGACTTGTGCTTTTACAAAGTCTTTTAGCTTTGGAGGATTCGGACCTCCCCAAGCATCTTTTCTCATTGAGAAAGATAATAAACGACCCGCTACATATTGATAATTAGTGTTATGCTCTGTAATTAAATCGTGAGCCGACTTGACTAACGTGTCGTGAATATCTTGTGTTGAAATTCCATCATAAAATTCAATATTCGCTTTCAATTCAACTTCGGATATCGATACATCATTTAATCCTTCACATGCCCATGTCACAACTTTATGAATTTTTTCGATATCTAACTGTTCTAAACTTCCGTTTCTTTTTTTAACTTTAATCATTATTTGTCTCATGTGAATAGGATGGGTCTGTATTTATACCGGAGTCGTGCTGATAATGTTTTCAATAATAATTGAGCGCCACTCATTTTTCTCAGAATCCACTACTCGAATCAAATGATCATGTTCCGGAATGTATGTTTTGGACTGCTTTTGAGATAATCTCTCATAATCATTAAGAGCTTTTGCAGCATCTTCACTCAACGGCAAACTTAAATCTATTTCACTTAGTTTTTGAACGGCTGGAGGTATTTTAACAGGTGGAACGTGAACTAATGTGGCGATCATATCGCGCACAGTTCCGTCCTTTTTAGTGAATTTGATACTTACGAATTCATAGGTATTCAACATAGTTTTCAGTTCACGCTTATTCATTTACACTTTCCTCGACATTAAGAATCGCCCCATTAGATACTGAGTACATATTTTCAACCGAAGTTTTGAAACTTTCCGCACCAAGAATATCAGCCCAAAATTCAGATGTCATCGTATCTTTAAGTCTCATCTTAGGATCGATAACTTCTCCAGTTTCGATGTTAACTTTTTGATACCACCCATTACTAGGTTTAACGACGTGTCCAGTTTCGAGAGCTATATCCATAAGACCAGACCACTGTATGATTCCGCCCTTATGCGAAATAGTAATTGGAATTTTAGATTTCTCGCGGACATGTCGAGATTTTTCTACATTGATGATGAAATTGTAGCCGTTAATCTCGCCACTTGCATCCTTATCCTGTTGACGCCCAATAATCCAAATAGCATCAGATGAGTAGTATGCGCCAGTATTATGCGAGATAACACCATTCTTCAAAATATAATGTTGAGCATCTTTTACTGTTAAATCGCATACTTTACGATTCCCAATTTTTTTAATTGATATTACCGTTTTCATTTTTATTCCCTCTACTAATAATTTCAAAACTATATCAGGATCGATTTTGAATTGTCGCTCAAAAACTTCATAATATTTAAATCCCAAACTCTCTATATAATCCTTCTTCATCTTCCGTAGAGTGTCAATACAGGAGGATGCTTTAAGAAATAAACATCATACCTTCTTTAATATCCCTAGCTTCTATCCACTCATTTTTATCATTCAAGAAACGATGTTTATACGAGCATACTACTGTAAACCCATCATCAAAAGTAACTTCATAACATTCGGGCTCACCTTCAATAAGAGTAGTATAGTCCCAAGTATATTCGACCTCCTTTTCGCCTAAAAGAGTTTGAACGTGTTCTCCGGGTAAAATGTCACAGATTATTTTATAATTTCCATCAGACATTAAAACTTCGGTATCAGGTGCGACACATCCACCTCCCACAATATCCTTCGAGTAGAGTTCCATCGTTTTATACGTGTGATTTATTGCAATCAACGGAATATCTTTCAGCGTTAAATGTGGAGTGATAATTCGGAAAGTAGATTTCAATTGTTTAGCGCGAGTCATATCAGCTACAGATTTTCCGTCCATAGCATCCTCAACTTCTTTCTTAGATGCTAGGTTGCCAATCGAGTCAATGATAATAATGACTTTGTCGCCCGTTGTAATTTCATCGAGCTGTTTGGATATATCGTGTTTTAGCTGTTCGATGTTAGTAACTGGGGTATGTACTACTCGATTAGTATCAATTCCAAAAGCGTCGAAATATGACTGAGGCGTTCCAAACTCTGAGTCATAAAACAACATAATAGAATCAGGATATTTGTCGAGATATGACTTAGCCATTAAAAGTGCGAAGCCCGACTTAAAGTGTTTCGATGGTCCGGCGAGCATTAGAAGTCCCGGCGTTAATCCTCCATCAACTTTTGAAGACAGAGCAATATTAATTGCTGGAACACTCGTAGTGATCATATCTTTGGTGTTAAAAACTTTGGAATCGCAAAGAACGTCCGTTTCTTTGATTGTGCTGTTTTTAAGTAAACGTTGCTTTAAAGACATAGAGTCTCCTTTAATATTTGTTTATTAACATAACACGATTATTGTTGAATGTCAAGAGAAAAAATCATCAATACTATTGACCGCTTCCGTTTTCCATCCTACAAGATTAGTCAACGAATGCAACGGATTCAGGAATGTTTTAATATATTGAGAATTAACGTCAATATATTTCGTTATACCCAGTTCAGGATGAATTTCATCGTGGAATGCTATAGTAGTCGTCCTCCACGGGTTTCTTTCTTTTAATGGTAATAGTTTAATCTTGTCACTATTTTTAATTACTCTATAACGATTCAAATTATTAACTTCAAGCAAATGATTATAAAGAATTGCACCTTTAACATGGAATGGAGTTGCCGACTTCCACATAGTTTTAGAATCAACCCATTTACCAATATCACTAACGCCGCGAGGTGATGCGATTGTTTCGTACTTCTCAGTCATAAACTTTTCTTTAAATGATGTAACAAAGTCGATAAGTTCTTGCTCATTGCCGCCAAGTAAAATATAAATTGCATCCTTTAACGCATTGCGGCAAATACGCGGGGATGAAGACCTAACTACTTCAATGCCAACAATTTTAACTTTCGGCGTAGTATATCGCACACCTTCGTTATCGAGTACGCGAATTACATAATTCTTCTTTGCTCTCCAGATTGCGCGATCGCCGATGGATTCGCGCTTCATATGCAATACGTTATCAAACGCATTCAGATAAGTTGAAATATCGTCGAACAATTCTTTAAGCATAACTTCGACTTTCTTTTTAGCAAACATGTCAAGAAAGTCAACGATTTTATCCTTGTCCTGCAATCCAATTTTTTCAATCACGCCACTAACATTGACCATAATAGAGTCAGTGTCGCCCGCAATTACATAATCAATGCCTTTAGTTTTCAGCGTTAAGTTCATAAATTCATTCATAGAGTTTAGAACGCTTCTAATAATGAACTGCCCTGTCAATGTAATACCTTCAGCAATATCTCGCTCAAAATATCTGAAGTGAGCGTTACCAAGCGCTCCATACGCGCTGTTCAAAATCAGTTTAAATGCCATTTGATTTACGTTAAATAATGTTATTTCATTTTCCGTTTTAACTCTGTAAGCTAAAAGTTCCTCATCCGTCATATGCTTTAAATCTTTCATAAACCCCTCAATTAAATATAATCATCTGTGATAGTTTCCGTATTTCGCGTCAACTATATTTTCTTAGTGTTTATGTTTTATACTCCTTCGATCTAGTTCCGCGTTAATAACTTCAAGTACAGATTGAGCATCGAGCATTTGGCGTTTATAAACCTTTCGAAGATTAAACATAGATTCCATAAGAGCTGGGAATACGCCTTGACTTTCGCGTTTATATGTTGATCCGTTTGCCGCCATTGCAACATTAGACTCAACCAAGTCTTCTTTGAATTGATATGTTCTATCGATCAATGAATCTAAAATGCTGTTACCATCTCCACGATTAACTAACATCTCCGGAGACATGTTAAATTGTCTGATAATACTTGGATACAGGGACGTTAAGTCAAATGACATAATCCAGTCATAGGATCCAGGAATAGGATCTTTGACATACGCGCCGTCATATCCTTCATCATTTGAGTAATCATCTTTAATTGGAATAGCAATGCGATCTTTGTTTAGTTTGTTATATACCATCAAATCCCAAAATCTAACAGGTGAAAACACATCCGAAAGATTACATTTTGCAATATATGAAAGAGATACGGCTAAGAACATAAATTGCAGTTTGTTATCAATCATCTCAACTAGACGAACGTCGTGGATGTTGTAAAGGATATATTTGTCAAAATCGGATTCATATAACTCTTTTAATGATCCAGTATATTCAATTTTCTGCTCATCTAGTTCATATTCGGCTACAAAGTTCAGTGAGTACGATTCGAGTTTCTCAGTTGAATACTTCTTGTATATGTTAATATAATCAACAACCGCGATTCCGAAGAACTTATATGTCATATCTCCGTTAAGCATCCTAGTTTCTTTAACAACATTCTTAACGAATTTATGCAAAGGCGAAAATAAGTTAGACGAATTTACACCTAGAATCTTTTCACTTCTATTAACTAGATATGGAATATCAAACCCCTCAATATTCCAGCCAGTAATTACATCCGGGGATTCAGATTCCCAAAAAAGAAAGAAACGACGCAGCAGATCAGCTTCACTTGAACATTCTATATAATCAATTTCCTTCGGGTTTGGATTATTAAACTTTTTCAATCCAAATGTTGTCATCTTACCCTTGCCAAATTGTTTAAGAGTAATCGCTTGAATCTGATACTCAGCGAGACTCGGATATGGAAAAGTATCACCATAATCCGTTTCAATATCCATATTCATAATTTTAAATGCGGACATATCCGGGACAATATCGTCCGGATAATGATTTTGAATATATTGATATTTGTACTGAGTTTGTCCAAATATATCAAATCCAGTAACACCTTTATATTCATCTACAAAGGCTTTAGCATCCCGGATCGTGTCAAATAACTTCGACATCACTGTATCGCCGAAAAAGCTCTTATGTTTTCCGCTGCTATTTTTAATAAACAATTCAAATGAGTCACTTTCTATTACATCAATCTTAGCGATTCCATCTTCATTATAGCGATGGAAGATTTTATTTCCATATTGCTCTATATTTGTATAAGCCTTCAAATTCGTTCTCCTATATCTAGTTTATCATTATATCGCAATAAGAGTTAAAAATCAATAAATAATTATTTTAAAAGAATACTACTATGTCTATAACAGAATTAGTTATCACTAATATATTTCCTTTATTAAGCGCAATCTTCTTGATTCTGTTTATCATAGTCTTTTCCTTTATGTTCATTAAAGCGTTAAAGAATATTGATTTATCCGATTTATTAACACACGAAGGAACTAAAGTAGCTTCGCATAGTAAGCTATGGTCTAGCGTTGCATACTTCGCAGCAACAATCGCGTTTCTTGCCATGAATATCATTCCAGGAATTGCAGCCCAAGGCGGATCTCTCGAGTTAATATGGATGATATATCTTGGCATCGTAGCATCAAATGCGGTTGCAAGTAAGTGGATTAGTATGAAATATAGAAACGATTCAGAAACGGCAAAAATTCAAGCGGAAACCCAATACAGAAATACCTCGTTGTCGAGGTCGAGATATTTGAATATTGACTCTCCGGATTAAACGATAATCGATGGCTCTGGTGGCAGAATCAGATCTGATTTTTGCCCCATCATATTTCGATAAAGGGATTCAACTTGAGGAGTGACATTAAACGGGGCGTCCGTGAACAAAAGTTCGTCCTCTTTAAATGTAATCTTATCTTCCTCAAACATTCCCATGAACGGAACTAGAGTCACATCATTCTTACCCATAACAACATAAACCGGAGCTTCAATAATCCATCCGCGCAAGGTCTCTTTACAGAATCCTGCGATTGGATGCGATACGTGTTTCAAAAATACTGCTTTAACTGTAACATCGCTCATACTACTACCTCTTCTTTAAAAATTTCAGAATACAACTCTTCAAATTCATTCGCTTCATCAACCATCGTGGTCTTTGCTTGCTTATGGTAAGCCTTAATCAAAGCATTAATAATTTTAGGACGAAGATTATATTCATCCTTAAGGAGCGCTTTGATCTCTTTAAGGTTATCGCGATAACCTTCTATAATAGTCATCTGGTTTGACGCATCAATAATCGCATCGCGAATTTCTTTGCTTGCGACATCAGACAGCTTCACATCACCAATTTCTAAATTCATTTTTAAACTCCTGTTGATCCGAATCCGCCATCGCGCTTTGTTTTTTGCTTAGGCTTTTCGTTAGATTTTACTACTTCAAACACACAATTTTTTACCAATTCCATCTGTGCAATTCTTGCACCATCTTGGATGAATTGACGTTGATTGCTGTTATTAGCTAAGATAACAAAAACTTCATGAATGTAATCTGAATCAATAACCGCTTCACCATTCGCGAGAACTAAATGGTTTTTCAATGCAAGACCTGAACGCGAGTGCATACGAACTGAATACCCATGCGGAATATCCATAAACAGTCCTGTTGGAACCATGACGCGACATTTAGGATTTACCTTGATCGCTGGGTATTCAAATTCTGCATATTGCTCAACTTTAATTCGCTGCTCATTATTATGCTCATCATACGATGTAACATATGAATCTTTGAGCAAATGAGCTTTAACATCCATACACGCAGAACCATCAGTTGTAATTTTTGGCAGTTCTCCGGAAACTGAATAAATTTTCAGTTTAGTTAATAGCGCGATCGGATCATTCATTGTAGGGACGACTGGGTTAGCAAGGATATATTCATCGGGTCCGCCTATCAAAGGTTTCGGTGAAGAATTAACTACCGTTTTTTGGTGCGGTTTTTGTTTTTCTGCGTTCGCGCTTGAAGAAATTTCCTCAATTGATACGTCGGATTGTAGTTCAACTTCATTACTCATATTCATATTCATTCCTCATCTTTCTTAATTTTTCGCATTGTGTACTTTGGCTTCAGCTGCCAATTTTCTTTGTCTTTAAACGCGACAACGAAAACTTTAGTATCCCCTTTATCAATAGGTTCAAGCAATTCAACAAGTCCCCATTCATTCAGCAAAAACGCAATCGCATCACGTCGTGCAATATCCTCATTCGTGATAACTGTTTTCGACTCTTTCTTATCAATCAAAAACATCTCTTTGAAGTGTACAATATAATATCGACCTTGTTTTTGCAAAATATGACACGACTGCCACAACGTAGGCAATTCCCCGTCCTTTTGTGTTGGAATGCCAATGCGAGAAAGCGTCTCGCGAATTTTCAAAAATGCTACATCATCTTTTGGTACTTTAATCTCGATCACGTTTTCCACCTCTATCCATAAGTTTTTTAATTTTTTTAACATCATCCACAGTAAGGATGCCCAATGCTTCGACCGCCCGAATCCTCGAGTAGTTATAATACAACATCACATCTTGGATGTCAATTTCTTTAAAGTCAACTTCGTTTTTATGCCATTTTCCGTACCTTTTCTTTTTGTTGAGTCCAAAATAATAAAAATGATATTGAATTAACTTGTCAAGCGAGGCGTGTTTATTCATCTCATTTGCAAAAAACACCGTATCAGAAGTGTTAGAGAAAATGCGATTGATCATGAACGCGCTATACTCTTTAAAGTCTTCTAACAAAGGTTTTTTTTCGTTGATGTTAGATGCAATATCAAACGGTGTCATTTGAATTTAACCTGCATCATAATTGTCGTTAGCATAGCGACTAAATGAATTTCGGGATCGGTAACAAATGCGCGTTTATAATCGAAGTCCGCTAGAATTAAAACTAGCTCTGGGATACTATCAGATTCAACATATTTGTACATCCCATCATATAGCGAACGAACGATCGAAGAAAAATCATTATCAATATGGTCTACAATCCACTTTCGCATCTTCGTGAATTCGCTTGCTTTAAGATACTTAATTAGCTCTACAAGCGCAGATTCAGAGAACGAATTCATGACGCCCGCATTCAACGTTCCATCATGACTAAATCGCTGCAATTCATTGAAGATTTTTCTGAAGTCTGGGAAGTAGCGCATGACGACTTCCGCAAGAACAGACTTATCAAATGTAATGCCTTCAGCGGTTAATACATCTTTAGCACGTTGATCGAATTGCTTAATTAACTCAAACTTTTCTTCCTTGGTGAAATTATATTCAATTACAGAACACCGAGACTTGATTGGATCTAGGATCTTGTTTGCATAGTTCGCAGTTAGAATGAATCGACAATTCAACGCAAATTCTTCCATGAAATTGCGAAGACTTGGTTGAGTAGAATTGCAATTATGCGCGACGACTCCATTCGATAGAATGAAATTTTTATTGTGTGACAACGTGGTAACGTCATAAACCTTACGATTGCCTACCGATTTAATGCTCTTGATTTTTTTCATGTTTATCCCATCTATTTCTATTGTTTTTAATTTGTTCCCAAGAATCCAACCTTCGGGAACTAAATTTACATCTTTAATTTGTCTCATTCTCATTTATAGAAAATAAACTTAGATCGGTAATAGTTTTAGACTCGCCGTATTCGTCAAAAAACTCATGGTCTTTTGTGCAAAGCATTGTACTTCCGTCTTCGAATTCAACTTCAAAAACTTCAGAATATCCGCTACAGAATACATGACCTTCCGTTTCTTCAATCTGCCCCGTTTCAAAATTATAACAAGGCATTTTAACTCTTTCATTTTCTAAGTCTTCAAGTCTGCGCGGAAGATGTATACCATCTTCGCTAGAAATAATAACTTCTTGATTACCATCAAAACAGTTCAAAAAATCCGCTTCGTCAAGAATTACAACTTTAATCTTACCATTCAATGACACCGAGGAAGCAAAACTGCGGATTGTGGTTCTTAGCGTGTCAATCCCTCCGTTCTCAGAAGCATTAATTACAATGTAATCATTTCCAAGTTCTTCACACATTGCACGCGCAACAGTCGTTTTTCCAGTTCCCGGTCCACCGACAAGCAACATGTTTTGCATCTCGCCCTTATTAACAAGGGATTGAAAATATGTTTTAAGTCTGTCAGGTAGAATTGTCTCGGCGATAGTCTTTGGTCTGTATTTTTCAACCCATAAAAAATGTTCGCGCATTATTCAATCTCACTTAGATGTCGTTTCAAGAGTTACTGCGTAAGTCAAATCTGCTTCATTATGACTAAAAATTGCTACACCTTTCTTGGCAATTTTCAAGTTATAAACGCCGGGCATGAAGCGCAGGTTTTGTAGTTTGAAGTTGAAAGAAAACGTATCAAGCTCTGTATCACAATCATCGGCATTCAATTCGATTACATAATCATTTCCGGGAGTTGATACGTTATGCGCGCGAATGCAAATAGTTCCGCCATCCTTGCGCTGAACACTCAAGTCTTCCAGCTTCATAATGTTTGCGGCGCGAATGACGTCTGCGAGATCGGGAAGCACACAGGAAAAATCCGGGGTGTTGATCTTAATCTCTTTATCTGGAGGCGTTACAACGATGCTAGGCTCCGAGTAATAATATTTGATTGATGTGTTGCCGGATTTAATCTTGATATGATTGTCGGTGAATGTGGTATCGCAATCAGAGAAAATGCTCAACGTTGAAAGGAATTCGCTTAGATCATAAATTGCGAACTCTTTTTCAAAGTCCTCGGAAATAGTCGCTTCGGCAAAGATGTTTTTCATCACGCTCATTGTTCGCAGGCGATTGCCTTGCTTAATCAAAATTCCCTGATTAATTGTTGCGAAATTTTTCAGGATTTCGATTGTATATTTGCTCAGCTTCATTATGTTCTCCACCTTGTTTAAAAATAGTTAAATGTTTTTCGACTTAATCTTCGAAAACCCTTGTTCGTTCGCGAACTCCAAACGCCCTCTAAATTTATCATTCCACACACCATCAGAGTGTGATATGACGAATAAATTAGTATGCGATAGTTCGTTTAAAATGTCAACCATTGCATCTCTACCAGCAGCATCAATTGAGCCATCCAAGATTTCATCGAAGATTAATAAATTGGTATTGATTGATCCGCGCATCTTTAACAACTCGCGCCATGCGATAATGATCGCTAGATCGATCCTCAGCTTTTCTCCTTCCGAAAAATTAAAGTACGAAAACGTATCAATGCGCCTTGATAAAATCGTTTCTTTGAACTCTTCGTCAAGTTCAAATTTAACAAGAAAATTCAATTTTGTCAAGTTATTTGATATAAGCGTATTGATGGTATTGATATACGACTTAATAACATAGGCTTTGATTCCGCCATCTTTAAGGATAGTCGTTAACATAGTCGCATATTCTATTTCTTTAGCTAATTCATTTCGCTCCGAAATCTTAATCTGCATTTCATGAATAATGGACGTCAGCTTGGATGTTTCATTTTTAATCTCGTCATTATTGTTTGTTGGAACAGTTTCAGCGGATAAACTTAAAAGCTCTTTTTCAATTTGGTCTTTCTTAGATTTAAGCGTTTTGTACTTTGTATTTAACTCTTTTGCTTGCATTAAGCTAACATTCAGTTTCTGTAAATGTAATTTCAACAAATCAACTTTTTCATTGCAATCCGAAATCAACGTTTCATACTTTATTTTCTTAGATTCATTATCCTGTATCTTTTCATCTTTTAGCGACTGAATAATAACTTGGGAGCATGTGGGACACGAATCATTAGTGGTAAAAAACTGATACAGTTTATCCGCATCGGAAAATCGCACGGACGCTTTATGTCCAATTTCTTCAAATGATCTGATCTTATCGTTTATTTCTTCAACGTCGTGCGAAGTTATTTCTAGATGTTTTAATGCCGCTTCTAATTGTGAAATCTTTTCGTTAAGTGCGGTTAACTCCGAAGTTAGAGAATCAATTTCGCTTTGTCGTTTAGTGTTACTTTCATCCTCAACTTTCTTAACAAGCGCTTTTAGTTTATCAAGATATGTTTTCTGTACATCCGCCTTATTCTTTAATATTTCGAGGCTTGTCTTAACAGTAGAAAACGTTTCTTTGGTTTGGTTGAAGTCCAACTTGAACAGCTCATTCATTAACGCAAATATTTCCAATCCAAGAATATTCTCGATGAATAATCTACGTTGAGCTAAATTCAATTTCATAAAAGGAATGAATGTCGCTTTGGAAAGAATGACTGTTTGTGTAAACGTGTGCACATTCATCTTGAGTATCATCTTTTCAAGATACTCCTGATAATCAATAGATGCGGCGCTTTGATTAATTAAAGTTCCATTCTCATAGATTTCAAATATAGCAGGTTTAATCCCGCGCTTGATGATATACTCAGTTGAATCAATATCAAATACAAGTTCAACGAATAATTCTTTATTATTTTTTGAATTAACTAATTGGGGCTTGTTAATATTTCTCAACGGTTTACCGAAAAGAGCAAATGTAATCGCATCCATAAAGCTCGAATTATGAGAAGTGATTCCATTAGTGTAGTATTCATGAACTTCAGCCACTTGCAAATCATATAAATCTTCTTTAAATGATTCTAATTTAATTGAAGTAATTTTTTCATTTCCTGAGTCCGTATGTATTTCTTCGCCAACGCTTAGGTTTTTTACATGCTTCCAATCATCACATACCCACACGCGATGTTCGGGCGAACATTGGAGGCGATGAGTTTCTGTCTTAATTTCATATACATCAGAGTTATATGCTGTGATGTCGGCGTACTCAATTGGTTTATATTCAGATCGAGTTAATACCTCAATATATCCTATGTATTGAGGGTTCTTTGAATAAAAATCCACAATATCTTTAACAGTACATTTCATAAGTTTAAATTTTCCAGATAATTATCTATATCATCTTTGGTAACTAAAATACGACAACAAAATAAATTTTGTTTTTTTATAATTTTTTGCTTGTATAATTCATCATTATGAAATTCAGGGCAAATTTCAATAAAATCATCTTTGATCATAAAGTCATATCTCATATTAGAGTTAGGATACCGCTTATCAATAGAAATGTCAATATTTGGGTATAGTTCTTTGAACTTATCATAAAAATAAATTTCATAACTACTTCTTAATAAACTATCACCTACCCACATTCTTAAACCAACTTTTTTACTACCAAAAACAATAAATTTATCATACTTTGTATTCGCGTGCAATGTATTTTTAATGTGATCATCAGTATGAACCATTAAAAAAATTTCATACTGAAGTTTACCAATTTTTTCGATTTTTTTATGAACTGGGTAAAAAATATATGAAAAATTGATGTTTTTATTATATTCAATATATTCTTCAATGTTATTAAAGAGCTTCATTTTTCTAACATCATAATAATGTTTTATCGTTTCATCAATCGATTCTTTAAATTTTATAGAAGATTTTTTACTATTCATAAAATCAATTTCTTCTTTTGATTTTGACCTAAGAGTATTCTGCCATTTATCTTGTCTATCTTGCCATATTTTAATTCCTTCTACAATCCCGTGTTTTTCAACGCAGATCTCAAGGCTGAAGTTCTTCTGTTTATCAGAAACTGCAATCTTAGCTTCATCTTCACTCATTCCTTTATTCATCCAATATTCAACACAT